CGGCATCGGCGCATCAAGGCGGAGCATCTTTTCGCCTACAAGCGCGAGCGAGACGCGCGGCGCAGCCAAGCGCTGGCTGAGCTCGCCGAACAGGATGCGGAGTATCTCTAGATCTTGTTCGCCAATCGCTTCACCGCGTTCATCGACGCCTGTACGCTGGCGAGCGCGCTGAAGCGAAATCTGCTGCTGACGCTGGCAGAAGCCGAGTTCTTTCGCGTTCGATGGTCGGCCGAGGTGATGGCAGAGACCGAAAGGGCGATTGAAGGCATTCTGGCGGCAAAGGGCTATGGCGATGCCGCGGAGAGGGCCGAACGTTCCCGGCGCTCCATGGAAGCCGCTTTCGAAGATGCCATGGTGACGGATTTTGCTCGACTGCTGAGCGTGTGCGAGGGGCTTCCCGATCCGGGCGATGCCCATGTGGTGGCGGCTGCGGTGAAGACCCAAGCGGCCATCATCGTCACGGAAAACCTGCGCGACTTCCCCGATGAGATCGTCTCACCGCTCAATATCGAGGTCCGCTCCGCCGATGCCTTCCTCGCCAACACGATCGCCCTGGCTCCCGGCAAGGCGGTCGCAGCGATCCGGAACATGCGGGAGCGCTTCAAGGAGCCTGACAAGACAGCCGAGGCACTTCTGATCGACATGGAGGCGGCGGGCCTTACGGAGACGGTGGATGTCCTTCGGCCGCATATACAGTCGCTATAGGGCAGACAGCTCGACGATCGCCATCGGGCTCCGTGTGTGGGTGACCATTGCCGGCGCCAGCATTCTCGCAGTGACGCTGATGCTGCCGTCGGTCGCGGATGCCTGTTCGGGCTGCGGGTGCCGCGGCGGACCAGGCTATCGCGGTCCAAACGGCAAATGCGTGAGCTGGGCTCAGATCGGCAAGATCTGCGGTTCGCCGCCGACTGAGAAATGCACGCCAGAGGGTCCGAATGTCGGCGCCGACGAAGCCGCCGCCGAGGGCGCCAAGATCGAGCAACTTCGCGACCAGGCGAAGCCGGAAAACTCTCCTCCGGCTCCTACGATCGGTCCCGCCGCTCCATCGCCTTGACGAGCGCCCCAGCCGCCGCAATCTCCTCGTGGTGTGCGTGCCGGTCCGCGATGACCAGATCCAGGACCCCATGCGCGATCTCGGCGCCGCATTCCGGATGCGCCCTTGACCTTGCCGTGCGGCAGCAGCGCCGCCGGAATAGTCGGGAACAATCTCACGCAGGGTGGCAGGTTGGCCGTCGCGCCGCGCACCGCGGCCAGCCAGCCGCGCTTTGCCGCCGGTGTCGCGGCGACGGCGGCGGGCATTGGCGGCCGCGTCCAGATCAGGCGATCTGGCAAATCTTAGGCCTGGTCCTTTCCGCCCACGATGATGCGGAATTCCGGCGGCTTCGGCGGGGATGGCTCTTGGGACGATATGATCTCTTCGAGAATCCTCCGGATTTCACCGTTCAGAATCTGCCCGGCCGGATTGCCGGTCTCATCGTCGAGCGTGTTCAGATGGCCGCGCATCGCGTCGGCCAGAAGCCTCCACTCACGCGGCTGGGCAATCCTTATGAGATCCAGAAGGCAGCGAAGGCCTATTTCGACCGCTCGCGCCCTGCCGCAGACCGTCATAAGCCAGCGGTAGATGTCTCGCTGTTCGCGTTCGATAGCCGCGATCCGGTGCTCGAGTTCGTCGAGGGATGGCATTGATCCGCCTCCTCTCAAAGTCGCCAGTCGCCGCCGCTTTCGGCGCGGCTCTTCGCGATGGTCGGCATGACATTGGCCTGGGAGACCTGGACGGCGTTCCGGAACCCGTACTCTGTCGCTGCGCGGATCTTGGCATCAAGCGCGGCCTCCCCTGTGGTGCCGCGCAGGTCGACCGTGACGGCATAATTGTTGCTGACCCCGCCATTGCCGCCACGACCGCGGCCGCCGTTCGTTGCCAGGCCGGCAGCGACGTCCTCATGGGTGACGATGCTGCCGGGCGTGCTCGGCATGAAGAATTCCGTCTTGGCCGTTCGCTCATTGACGGCATAGAGCTTGCCGGGGGAGACCTCACCACCGCTCGCACGGAAGCCGCCGAAGACCGCGCCGAGCAGGCTGCCGAGCAGGCCCCCGCCCGCCCCGCCTCCGCCGCCCATGCCAAGCAAGCCCGCGAGCGGTCCTTGGCCGAGAAGCGCCGCCTGCAGGGCCGCTTGGGCCAGCGACTTGCCAAGGTTGGCAATGACATCCTCGACGCTCTGCCCCTGGATGATGAGGTCATCGAAGGCGCCATAGAGGGTGCCGGCGAAGAAGTCGCTCTGCTCGTTCAGCGCGGCAATGGCCTGAGTCTGATCATAGATCGCGCCCGTGTAGTTCGCGATGAGGACGCCAGCCTCGCTCTGCGCATCGACTCCCGCTCGGAGGAGATTGTTATAGACCTCACGCTCGCGGTTGGTCATGCCAAGGGCGGTGTATTCATCGGCGAGGCTCTTCACCACATCCCCGGCACGGTCGACGGCGTAAGCAGAGGACTTGCCCCCGCGAGCCCCGTTGCGCGCGCCGCCCGCGCCCGACGACGGCAGAACGACGGGACGCGACCGCGGCAGCGGAACGTCGGGGGCCGGTTCGCCTGACAGGGCAACATCACCACTGGACGGAGGCACCCAGCCCGACCGAGAATCCAGCACGTCGCGAATCCCGAGCGCCTTCTGAGTGAGGGCTTCGAGCTGCTTCTCGGCGTCGGAGAGGTCAAGCTGCAGCTTCGTATGACCGAGCATCGATGAGCGAAACGGATCTGCGAGATCGGCCTTCAGCTCGTCGACCTGTGCCTTGACAACGTCGCGCTGCGCATAGACGTCCTGCAGCTGGTAGCGCAGATGCAGATCATTCTGCTCATTGGCGGCGCGCATATGGTCGAACAGGTTGTCGAAGGCGGCCACCGTCTCCAGCACGGCGCCCTTGAGCTTGACGCTGATGGTGGTCGACAACGCATCGAACCGATCATCGATCGCCGCGATATCTTTGAGCGTCTGCTCGTCCATAACACCGCCGAGGCGGTGCAGTTCATCCGCCGCCGCGCCGATGCCAGCCGCACCATCGCGGAAGACGTTGGCCATGTCGGCACCACCTCGGCCGAATGCAATGGCGGAGAGGGTCGCCCGTTCCTGTTCCGAGCCGGCGCGGGCAACGAGATCGGCATAGCTGCGCAGGAGATCCGCCACGGGTCGCATGGCCCCATCCTGGTCCCGCAGGGCGATCCCGTTCGCTTCGAGCACTTTGCCGAGATCGCCAGATCCACGCGACGCCTCGCCCAGCTGCTTGACGAAGTAGCCGAGACCGCGATCAAAGTCCTCGATCGAGGCGCCGCCCTGCGTCGCCGCGAAATGCAGTTCCTGCAGTGCGGTCGTCGTGATGCCGAGCTTGCTGGCCGTGTCGACTAGGCCGGCGCCTTCCGCGACGATGCCTCGAATCGCGCCAGGAATCTGCGTGAGCGCACCCGCAACGAGGGCGCCCGCAAGACCGCCAGCGAAGCCAAGCGCAGCCACCTTTAGGGCGTCCAACTGTCGGGTTACGGCAACTGCCGATCCGCCCAACTTTCCGAGATTGCCGTTGACCGCCTGGAACGCGCGACCCGTGTTGTCGTGGGCGGTGATGTCGAACCGGATATTCTCTGCCATGGCTTTCTCCTCGAGGGACGAGACCTCGCCGCGCTACGCCGCGGCAGGCGCCGCGAAGGGCGCGGTGATGGCGTTGGCGACGCGGATGACGACGGCAAGGTCATTGCCATCAAGAAGGGCCGTACGCGTCTGCACGCTTCCGTCGAACAGGCGCTTGCCCCCTGCGTCGAGCGCCTTGAGCATGACGACGCCCACATAGGTCCGGGCGTCAACGAGGCCGTTGCCGAACAGGCTCGCATGCTGGCCCGGCGTCATCGGCGTCCAGTAGATGACGAGCGGCGCACCGGGAGCGCCCCATTCCGGGACTTCAATCGACCGGCGGCCGAGCGCGTCGTGATGCGAGAGAATGGCCTTCAGGAGGGTCATTGACGGGTCCTTCCGTTCAGTTGGGTAGATCGGTTGAAGTGTCGGCTGCCTCGTCATTGGCGAGGCGATTGAGGTTCGCGCACATGGTCTGCCGGACGTAGCGGGCTTTGCTGCGCAGCTCTTCCCGCAGCGCGGCGACACCGCCGCGGTTGAAGGCTGCAGCGAAGTCGTCGGCAAACGTCGGGATCTGTTCGATGTCGCGGATCATTGCTTCGGCAACCTTCGTGGTCGCCTGGACGATGTCCTCGACCGGCACCAGCGTCCTCTGAATGCGGCGCAGTTCGAGCTCTTTCAGATCGGCGTCATAGCGCGCCTTGCGCGTCAGCTCGTGCGTGTAGCTCGCGTCACGCGGCGTCGGCCCAGCACTGTCGCCCGTGTCGCCGCGCGCCGCGGCGCGCGTCTGCCGGCCAGCCACCTTGGCGAGATCCGTGTACTCGTTCGTCGCTGCGTCCCACTCCGCCAGCGAGACGACCTTTTCGCGTCCGCGGTGGCGCTCGACGATAACGCCGTCCTCGATCATCCGCGCGAGCCGCTTGGAGACCGCCTGGCGGCTGATCCCCTTCATCCTCGCGAGCTCGGAGACGCTGACCAGCAGGGCGCCGCCATCGTCAATGTCAACCACATCGTCGTTCGTCAACATTGTAAACCCTTGTCAACACAGGTTTTTCCGTCACTCACTAGCGAAACACCGGGGCTCGAATTACCCGCACGGGGCTCAGACGCCAGAGGGACCCGTGACCGCCCGGGGCGCATCGGTCGCTCTGCCGCCGCATGGTCGAATTCAGCAACCTTCCAGAACGGAAGGATCTCCGGAGATCCTTCCGCGTCTAAGTTGTTGATCCAATTGTCATTGGAAGGATTTGGAAGGATGGAAGGATTATTCATAAGTCTTGCACGCGCACGCACGCGCACACGTAATGCGCTCATGCAAAACACCCTTCCATCCTTCCAAATCCTTCCAATCCCAATGTTTCCAATGGGTTGCGCGTGGAAGGATTGTTTTTGATCCTTCCGTTTGGAAGGATGAGCCCTCGCCATCATCCGTCGGCCTCCTCATGGGGGTGCGGGGAGGAACTGTGGTCGAGGTCTCGACCAGCCGGCGTGAGGCAAGTGTCGAGCCACCACATTCCGTTCGAATGCATCGAGCGAAAGCCGCGCTCTTTGAGCGCCATGGCTAGGCCCTTCGGCGACCATTCGCGCTCGCCTGCCGATTTCGCCAAGGCGATGAAGACGCGATGCAGGGTCGACGACTGAACGCGCTCGCCTTCGATCCGCCCGACAGCGAGGCGAAGGAAACGGCCGAGCGGGTCAGAGTCATCGCGATAGTCGGCTGTCGCCTCAGCGATCCCCTGAGGGACGATCAAGCCGTTGTCGACATAATCCCGCAGCCCGTCGAGCATGCGGTTAAGGATGCCGGACGCCTCCATGTCGAGTTTGGCTGGCAAGTTCCGGTCCGGCTTCGCGACGGTGACCAGCCAAGGAATGAGCGTCACGCGACGCCAGATGCCTTCGTCGGTGCCATCGATGGCCGGCCGGTAGTTGCCGGACATGGTCAACTTGAAGGAGGGACGGAACTTGAAATAGTCGCGGTTCAGATGCCGCGCCTGAATTGGCTCGCCACCGGTAACGAGCTTGATCAGCGCCTCGGCGAGCTTCGCCCCCTTCTCCGGCTCGGATGTGCGCAGGAATCGCACACCTGGCAGCATAGCGAGATCAGGCGTTGCGGCCCCGGCATTGCGGCCGCGCCCCTGGTTCAAGAATGTCTCGATCGGTACCGTTTCGCCATAGTCGCCCGCGACGGCACCCCAAGCATCGACGAGGGTCGACTTGCCGTTCTTGCCCTTGCCGTAGAAGAAGCACAGCCGCTGCTCGGACGTGTCGCCAGTCAGGCTATAGCCGGCCCATTGGTGCATAAATCGTCGGACAGCCGGATCCGGCAGCACCTCCTCGAGGAAGCGATCGTAGGTCGGGCACGTCGCCTCGGGATCATAGGCAACGGGCGCGAGCTTGGTGATCAGATCCATCGGGTCATGCGGCGCAAAGCTCACCACATCGTCATCACCGGGCGTGCGGTTGACCGTCAACGTGCCGTTCTGAACATTGATTTTCCACGGGTCGGCGTCGAGACGAGATGCGCCCACTGCGATATAGGCCGTGGCATGTTTCGGCATCGCCTGGAGCTTCTGCGCAGATTCCGAGGCCCGCCCCCAACTCGCGATCTGGTCCGATAGTCGGATTTCCTCTCCGTCCGCCTTGACCTTGATGACGATGTCGTCGTCGGTTCCGCGGATCGCGGCGGCCTCCTCCTGGATCGAGCGCGCTGTGTCATGCGCTGCCTTGAGGACGATCTCGTCGGCGCCGTCGGGCGACCAGCGCTTGCCGTCCCAAACCAGCCAGCCGCGCTCCGGTGCATAGATGACCTTCTCCCGGTGCCGCCGCGCAAAGCGCTCGGCGTTCCCGAGGTCCGTGAGTGCGTTGAACGCGAGGAAACGTGACACGGCCTTAGCCGCGACATTCCGCAAGTCTTCACGCATCGCAAGTTCATCTAGAGCCTGGTCGGCGAAGCCACCATCGTCGACATCACCAAAGCACGCGTCACCGGTCCCATCCGTGGTGATGGCGGCGGCCTCAGCCTCGGCGTTGTGAATGATGGCGCGGATGGCCGCGGCATCAACGGCAGGGCCGATCGGCTCGGCCGCTGCGATGATATCAGCGATACGCTTGTTGACGTCGGTCACGCGCCAGCTCCCGCGTTAGCGCGAGCCTCGCTCAACAGCGCCGACGAGGCGGCGATGCGAGACGGAAATATGCCGAGAAGCACGCCCGCTCCATCGACGGCCGCATATCGGCCGCGGGCTTCACAGACAACGTCGCCGACAAGGTCGCGGCCGGCGTAAACTGCGACGCTCCGGCTCTGGCCTGCGATCTGTTCTGTTGCCTTCATGACCTCATCACCTGATTGGCGACGAGGAACGTGGCTAAGCTATATCAACGGCCGTGCATTGCTTCCCAAGCTGAATGTCGTGGGTTCGATTCCCATCGCCCGCTCCAACTTTCCGGCACCCACCGGAATGCGAAAAAGCCGCGGAATTCCGCGGCTTTTTGCGTTTTGGGGCTTTGCTGGTTCCGCGAACCTCGCCTGTGATTCCAACTGCTCGCGTGACCACCGGTCACCGCTCGGTCACCTGGTCTGGAAGAGCGCTTGGGCGAGATGGTGGTGGCTGATGCGTGCAGCGGGAGATAGGCGGGCGTGCCCTGAGGTGCGCCCCGTTCTCCTGCCGGCCCGGGGTGCTCGGCCGGTATCGGCGCGGAAACACAACGCGGTGGGTTTCGCCTCGACGTTTTGCGGCGAGAAGCTGGGGGAGGGCATCGGGTCGCGAGACTCGAGTGCACGATCCGCGCATCGGGGTTCGCCTCGAGCGGCGTCGGCGTCGCGAGCTGACGCCGCACGCGCTTCCCCTGAGGCCGATTGTGTCGGGCGGCCGCTACAGGAATTCTCCGTTCGGGAGGATTCACCGCGTGACAAAATGGGAAAAGT